ACTTATTTGAGGCGGCGAGGACGTAGCATGAGATTACTTTTAGCGGCTTTACTTGTGGCTGTATCTGGATGCACATCACTAGAAGAAAGGCAGGCTCACGTGCAAGGCCAGATTGATATTGTAAGGAGTCAGGCAGATGCAACAACAGATCAGAAAGCGGCTGAAGCAATGGCTAAAGCAGAGCTTTATAAGGCTTTGGCTCAAGTTGCCTTGGCGAATCCAGAGCAGGCTTCTGCGGTTACTGTTGCGCTTGCAGTGCAGGGCGTTGGTGAGAAAGGCTCCGGTAACGATACTAGGATAGTCCCATTACAGCCATTACAAAACCAAGGTCTAGAGTTTGCCAAGGTCTTAGCGGCTCCTTTAGCCAATGTCACTACGGGGGTAGCAACGGCCTATATCAACGCTGATGTTGCCAAAACTCAGTCAAATAATGCGGCGAGGGTGCAGATCAATGATGCTCTCCAAGATTCAAGAATTGTTGAGGCGGTTGCGGAAGTGGGTATTGCGGCGGCTGAGACGAGTGGACTGTTTGTTAGCGGTGATAACTACGCGCTTAGTGATTCTGCAAGCATCTCTCAAGATCAGGCTTCTACTGTGGCGGAGACAACGACAACTACGGAAACAACTACGAGTAGTGAAATAACTGATAGCTACAACACAGAGAATGCAGACTCATATAACGATCAGTCTGATAACACTGATAACTCTTATGTGACCTATGGTGATAAGCAGATGACGTTGGAAAGTCTGCTGGCATTTCTTTCTGAAAGCGGAGAGCCGTACTCATTTACTGTAGGAGAGGAAACCTACACAGACACTACTGAAGAGGAAGAGAATGCAGGCTTGAACTGCGTCCCTACCTTTGATGGCTTTGTCTGCACTGGAGAATAATATGTCGGCTGACTACGACACTAGCACTCCCGGCATACAGGGAATTGAAGAAGTGCATGGCGCTACTGTTCTGGATGATGGCTCTATATATTTTGCTCCAAATGAGCTTTATGAAGAGCGCCAGAACAGAGACTTTACTTACAGGTCAGGGATAGATCCTATCGACTTTGCTGGTTACGTCAGAAGAAATGGCGTTAACGGCAATCAATCTCATGCTGGAAACATTCTTAATGACATGCTTTTGGAGTGGGATAAAGGCAACACAAATAGCTACGGTAACTATACAGCCAGACTGCTGACCTCAGATATGTTTGATGAGGCCACACAGCTAGCCGACATGATGGGTTCTCTTTATATGGATGGCCATAGTAAAGAGCAGATATATCAAATGATCGGCTTGGGCAATGGCGTAGCTGGTGCTTACAACTTAGGTGAGAATTACAGGCCGAGCTTTGGGCCTCACGATACGGCTGAGAATTACACGCCAAGCTTTGGACCTACCCAGATGAACATGAGGAATGCTGATCCTCAAGGGTCTGGAATGTTTAATATGATTTCGCCTGTATCTATTGGCTATCAGCCTGCTACTGGCGCAGAAGGAATGCTTACAAACTTTGTTTCTAACAACCGTCGATCTTTGATTAACAGCTTACTTCAAGGTTAGGCATTAGCAATGAGTGACCAAAACAATTATTGGGTAATTACCAGCAGGGCTAAGGGGGGTGCTAACAGCCCTTTTGGCGGCAGTGCCACAGCCAATCAAACCTCTCAACTTGTTCAGATGACAGAGGATCAGATACGTAAGGAGTATCAAGATTCTGGTCAGCTACAAGATCATTTTGGTTCCTTTGATAGTTACATGACTTACATTGGTGAGTCGCAGGATTGGGTTCAGTCTGCTGAATGGATGATGGCAAACCCTGAGTACGAAAAAGGTGAAAGAGAGTGGCTTTATAATAACAGAGAAGATGTCATGTACCGTCCCGGCGAAAGGGACGAACTGCAAAACAAAATCCAGACAGATATATCCCTCGCAAGGCAAAACGCCTATGCGCTCTGGCTAAATGAGGGCGCTGAGCTAATGGATAAGTGGGGTCTTAACCGCACTATCTATAACGATGATGGCGACAAATTTAAGTGGACAGGCTCTGGATACCAGAAGACCTACAAGGTAGATGATCACGCTGGCGTTGGCGATTACATAAAGACGGCTATAGTAACCGGTGCGGCGCTCGCGGCAACCCCTGCATTAGCTAGTGCATTAGGCGGGATTGGCGGTGCGGCCTTGCCTGCTGGTTTAGCTGGCCCTTCTGCCCCATTGATTGGCGGCAAACTTGCTACAGGGTTAGCGGCTGGGGCAACAAGCGCGGCTAGTCAGGGGCTTCTTACCGGGAGCATAGATCCGAAGTCTGTTCTTACCAGTGCTGTTATGGCTGGTATTAATCCCGGCGGGTATGTGGCTGATAACTATGTCCCGTGGAGAAAAACCGATTTCTTCACAGGAGACAAGAGCTGGGCCTTTGGTGGCGCTCCCCCTTCTAGCTTCATGGGTGGCTTAGTCAGCGGCACTGTTAATGATCTAGTCTCTAACGGAATCATGAACGGCGAGATTGATCTGCAAGGCTCTTTAGAAAAGGGGCTGATATCTGGCGGCCTTAACTCTTTCAAAAATGCCTATGATGAGTACAGACTAAACAGCGAGGAGAACCTTGCTGACGAATATCAATTCAACAATCCCGATGCGACTAGGGAGGAAGCATTAGCTTGGGCTAACTCTCCAATAAATGCAGACCGCCTAAACAAAACAGACTTGGGCGCACTGATTGGCGAAAATGGCCTGCTCAATTTTGTTCCTCAGCTCGATACATCAGGAATCCGAAATACCTTTGACTTTATTGGCAATGGGGTAGATGGCCTGCTAAACGGCTTTGAGCTGGGTGACTACAGCACTATGGGGCTAATCAACAACCCTGTTGTTAATGGCGCGACTAGCTTACTAGGCAACTTGCTCCCCAGTGGATCAGGCGAGCCAAGCGACGATTTTCAAGCTCAGTGGGATCAGTTTAGTCAGGAGTGGTATGACAACAACAGCGGCAATTCTGATTTAATTGACAGCAACGGCAACCCAACCGTGGCTGGCGCAATAGATAAGAATCAGTATGTGACAACTAAGATCGACAACTATGATGCGTTTTACTATTCAAACTCTGGTGGCCTAAATGAAAACTATAGTTGGTCGCCCAATCCAAGGGGTGAGTCAGAGGTATGGGGGACGCTGGATGGCATAGATGGCACATACTCAACAGGCGGCGTACCGATCTCGCCGATGATAGGCGCGGGCAACTCAACCATTAGCCCCATTCTGGATGCTGATGGCAACGTAACAAAGCCTTTGAACTTTGGCCCTGAGTTTACTGCCCCTGACTATGTTCAGCCCGGTTATTCAACAAACACCGTACTGTCATCAAACAATGATGCGGCGCTTAGAAACTACGGACTGATTAGCCTTGTTCAAGATTTAACTGGTGATGATGACAAAAACGCCAGTAGCAACAGCAATGCCAGCAGTAATACAACAGACCTTAATGCGGGCGAAACCGCTGTCAGCAAAGATGAGACGCTAGCCGGTGCTGATCCTAATGCAGGCGAAACCGTTGTCAGCACGGGGGAGACGCTAACTGATAGCCAAACCGTTGTTAGTTCAACTGATGAGCTGGCAGGCGCTAGTAGCACTGATGAGCTGGCAAGCGGTAGTAGCGCGGTATTGCCGGGAACACCAACTGGAGGCAGGGGCGGGGCGCTCACAGATTGGACGGATCTATATGGCTATACAAAGATATCGCCTTACAAAAAAGCAAGGTTGAAGGTTTTGGCTGGGATGCTTTCAGGCATTCCCGGTGTGTCAATGGGTTCACTAGCTCTTAATTTTGGTAGTGAGAAAGATCCTTATCAGAAGATCGGCAGGGCGGTTTGGGATTTTGGACAGGAGCGAAACGCATGAACTACCTTGAAATGATTAATGAAGTATTGGTTCGCATGAGGGAGATAGAGATAACTCCTGAGCAGGGCGTACTAAGCAAGGATCTAGACCCCCAGCAGAAGATGGTATGCAAGCTGGTTAATGACGCCCGTAACTTTGTAATGCGAGCGCATACTTGGAATGCATTTAGAACTGTATGGATACTTGATCTTGCTCATGGCGTTAACCGTTACAACCTGAGAGGTGGCACAGAGCAGTCAACTATCAGCTTTATTCGCTACGACGATGGCCCCCTTATTCAAGAAGTGAACATGCACGAAATATCTAGCAGGCCGTCACGACAGGGTAGGCCCCTGTGGTTTGCTCCCGGCTGGGTCAATCTAGGAGATGCCAGCCCTATCGTTGTGAAGTCATCGGAATATAACGAAAGTGAGTATGGTTCGTTTGCTGGGTATGGGCAGGGAGACGAGGTCATTAGACCCTTTAACGAAAAGTGCGTACAGATAGAGGTATGGCCTGTTCCTGACAACTCTTATGGCGGCACTGGTGATGTCTATAAATACACTGAAGCTCAGTTTGGATTAGGGCAATGGGGTCAAAAGGGATCTCAGCTATTTGCTTATGGATATTCACAGCCTTCTCCTTTGTATGCTGATGAGGATCTAATGATTGTGCCTGATGATCCTGTCATGCACTTTGCCTTGGCTTATGCCATTTCAGAAAGAGGTGAGGCTGGAGGCGCTACTGCACAGCAGGGGTTTGCCTTGGCTAAGCAATATTTGTCTGACGCTATATCGTGGGACGTTAACAACAGTCGTGGCGAATATATCTGGGAAGCCGTGTAATGCAGTTGCAACAGTTAAGCATTCAAGGGCCGGGATCTCAGGGCTTAAACTCTGAGGTAAGCCCGTTTCAGCAGAGCATAGAGTTTGCTCTTAAGGCTGACAATGCTGTGATTGATAGGGTAGGCAGGCTTGCCGCACGAGAGGCTTTTGCTGATTATGTGTGGGAGAACAACTTTTACCTTGATCCAGAAGAAGATTACGACATCGTGCGGATGGAAACCGTTATGCACGATCAAGAACAGCCTCCTGAAGTCACGCCGCTTGAGCCGTCTAAATATAATATGTCCGAATACTGCACTGCGGAATATGCAGGCTTAAACCTTGAGGACTCAGACTGCGCTCCCAACAGAGAGAATGCTTACCGTTTTGTAGAGCAGGCACAGGGAAGTCAATACGGCATAGGCCAATATGGCTTTGATGAGTACAACGGTTCATCAGTTGCTACTGGTTTTGATGATCACACTGTTGTTGGCATTGCTGGTATTTATAAGATGGAGCAAGCATATAGCTCTGAATACAACCGCCCTCAGTCAGAGTATGGAGTAATGGAGTACAGCCAAGAGCTGGACTTTACTGTAAAGAGTTACGCCTACTACATAGTCTTTCAGATTAAAAAGGGAAGGCTAGAAAAGCTGGGCCTGTGGGAGCCAAAGAACGGACTTACTGATTGCCAGCTTGTCCCATTTATGGACAGCATATTCCTGTTTAGCAAAGGCGAGCCGCCCATAGCTTTCTATAAGGGGTCTTCTGCTTTCCTGTCCAGCCATCCTAATTACAAGCCACCAAGAGATGGTGACAGAGGTGTCGATGAGAATGGAGTTCCGATCGGACTTAACGTCATTGCTCCAGAGCTTAACGGAGATGTTGCTTGTGCCGCCTATGGTCGCCTTTGGGTTAGTGGTGTTAACGGCAATTATGATGTCATTTATTACTCTGATCTTCTTGTGCCTTATCAGTGGTATGACGGCTCTATTGATTCCTCTGAGGAAAAGCCAGAGGGTGAAGACCCCTTCAACTCAGGCGGCATCATTGATGTCAGAGAGTACTGGCCTACAGGTAACGACAAGATTCAGGGCATAGCCGCACACAATGGCTTCCTGATTATCTTTGGTCGGCACTCAATCCTTATCTACTCTGGCGCACAGGGAGATCCTGCTGGCGAGAATGGTTTAAAGCTAGAGGACGCTATCAGGGATGTGGGACTCGTTAACCAAGACGCTATGTGCAACATTGGCTCTGACCATCTTTTTGTTGATCCTTTGGGGGTACGCTCCCTTGGTCGAGTAATACAAGAGAAGTCTGTTCCTATAGCAGAGCCATCACTGAATGTCGCTACAGTAATCAGGGAGCAGATAGCAGAGAACAGGGATACTGTCAGGCTTCATCACTTTATATCTAAGTCTCTGGTTGCTTGCTTGTTCCCCTTTGACAGAGAGGCATATGTCTTTCAGCTTGGTCAGCCTTCTGCTACTGGTGGACTGAAGGCAACCTTTTGGTCTGGTTGTGATTGGTATGACGGCTGTGCTGTTAGGTCGGACTACAAGACTAGAGAGCTTTTGGGTGGCATGGACAGTCGTGGTGTCACAATGTATGACGGTTACGATCAGCCTGTAGCATACACCTTAAGCTATGAATCTACCGTTTTGTTAAGCGGCGACAATCTGATGACTACTATGGTTCCAAAGTCTGTGCTGTATAGCTTTCACCATGACCGCAACACTACCAACCATGAAGACATTGATTTGTATTCACGCTGGGGGTTTGGCACTGAAGAGATGCCTTACATGGCTAAGTGTCACATGGCTAAGAAGAACGTCGCTAGCAACTTCACTACTTGCAAGGTCAACATGGCTGGGTCGGGCGACATGTTAAGAATAGGGTTTGATGTACCTGTTAATAGCCATCCATTTTCAATGCAACAGATTTCTATTAATACGCACTCTGGGCGTAGAACAGTTTAAGGAGAAGACTGATGGAGGAAGACGAATTTGACCCCACCGCAGGAATTTTAACAGGCATAACCAGCGCGGCCGCAGTAGCGGGGGGTATAAATCAGGCCAATAATTTGGCTGATTACGGTAAAACTTTTAACAAAAGTCTAAGGGCTTTTGGTAATACGCTTGCCGACAACAGTGCATTCAAGGGCTATGGTGTAACCAGTAGTTTAGGTAATACAACTATAAGCCCCAATGGCTCTGTCAATCTTGGTGTTGGTCAGAACAGCTTGATGAATAATTACGCCAAGCAAGCAATGGCTAACTCTCAGAATATGTACAACCAAGCCATGCAAGATCCTGCGGCAAGACAGCAGGACATTTACAACCAGATCATGGCGGCACAAAACCCCCAGCTAAATGCTATGCAAGCACAACAGCAGGCTAGAGAGCAGGCTATGGGAAGGGGAGGCGTTAGAGGATCTCAGTTTGGTGGCACAGCAGAAGATGCGGCCATGGCTAGGGCAAGGGTACAGGGTAGCAATGAGGCCGCTCTGGGGGCGCGTCAGTCCGCTATGAGTGAGCTTGCTCAGATGGGTCAAATGGCTGGACAGATGGGCCAGCTAGGACAGCAGGCTTACCAGACTAGCTTCTTGCCAATGCAACAGCAGATGCAGTTGATGGATTTAGCTGGTGATGATGCAGACAGAGCGCAGACAGGTCAGCTTACGGGTCAGGGCTATCTTGCTCAGCTTGGATTGGGTGGCGCACAGGTTGATGTTAATGCACAGAAGGCATCGACTGAGCTTAAGGGGAATATTATTAACTCCATCCTTGGTAACGCAGGCGGTCTTTGGAAATCAATCTTTGGAGGATAAGTAAGATGGCGGGAAAAGATGAGTCAGCAAGACTCCAAGGGATGCTCAGCGAGATAGCCGGGACGGTTGGCGAGATGGGTGCTGGCCGTGATTGGGGAGCTAATGCAATTCGCCAGATTGCTCGCCCTGATAATCAGGCTATGTTTCGTGGTGAGGAGTTTAAGCTAGACAACTCTGCAAATCT